ATCAAGGTTTAATTCAAAGTCATTGAGTTCTGATGAACTCATGTCTTAGCTCGCTAGTGTAAGCGAAGTTGTAAATGATCCTGATGAGATCGTGTAAGTATCGCCTGCGGTGTAGGGATTACCTGTGATCGTTCCAGAGAACAAGAAACTTCCACCAGTTAGTGCATCCCAAGCTGTAAAGAATGTTGCATCCTGTGAACCGCTAATGTTTGTCCACGATACGTCAGCATCAGAAACAATAGACCCAGTAGATGCGCCAGCAAATGAAACAGCCTTGCGAGTAGTTTCAGTTGCGCCGTTGGCTGTGCCAGCAGCACCGGGATCGCCTATGTGTAGTTGCACATAAACATTTGTTACGGCGTATGCGGTGTTATTGCCCAAAGCATTTAACAAGCTATTCGCTAAGTGTGCGCTCATTCCAGTAGCCATTAGCCCTCAACTCTTTCAGTAACAGTAACAATCTTGCCATCGTCATCACGTTCAACGGTTCTAATGACTGTGCGCTGTTGCGGTGCTTCAACAGTGATGTTAGGCGGTGCAACATTTATTACGGCTGGCGGTACGTTCACAACTGTTTCAGGCATCTGAACATTTACATCGTGTGTACGTTGTACGTCATAAACCGATTCTGGGTTTGCAGGGTCAATCTGTGCAACTGCTTGTAGCTGTGTTGACGGCAGGCCAGTGTGAGCAATAGCAGGCAAACTTAGAGCAGATAGAACGCCAGCAGGATCGAACCCACTAAGAATAAGTTTCTGAGCCATCGTGACACGCTTGTCGGTTTCAACGAGTGAAGCAGCACCCAAATCCACGTTAGCCAAAGGAACGCGATAAACGTCACCGCCTGTAACAGGTCGCAAGTCTTCAAATCTTCTAATGTCATTGACTGAAAGGAATCCTGCCTGTGAACCTATTGAGTAGCCATTCATTCTCGTAGCAAAGTCACCGCGAAGTAAACCGTCTACGTTGAAACGAATAAACGCACTATCGGGAAGCAGTGCGCTGTAAGCATCTTCAATCTTAGCCACATAAGGGCGCAAGGTATGAGTTACAAAGTTGATGTTGTTCTGCTCAACCGATGCGTAAGACATTGCACCCGGTGTAGTAACGCCAATCATGTGTGGTGGAACGCGGAAGATACGAGCTACTTCCTCAATGGCTAACTTGCGACTGTCTAGCATTTGGGCTTCGTCTGGGTTAATGCCAGTCTTTACAAACTTTGCACCACCTGTAAGCAGACCAGTCTTATGTGCCTTGCGGTAGCCCTCGTGACGTTGGCTAAAGCTATCAACCAGTTGCTTGGCTTGATCGCTCTTTAGGTCTTGTGGAGTTTCAATGATTCCTTGAGTAGTTGCGCCTTGACCAAAGAAACGTGAAGCGAAAGACTGCAAAGCACTTGAAAGACCTAGGTTGTCTTTCATCTCTGTAACACGGGACATACCGCGTAGATCGCCAGCCTTGCGCAGTTCAGTAATTTGAAGCATGTCGCGCTTACTTACTGGAACGTCTTGGTTATCGTCAATAATGTATTCGATTTCACGAGTACGAATGTTGCGCACTACCTGAACGCGGTTAGGTGCAATACAAACTAGGTTTACTACATCGCCACGATTGTCACGGAATACACGAGTGAAAGAGTTGCCGTCTAGCAATAGCGAGATAAGAACCTGCTGATAATGCTCTGAACGCAAAAGGTCTACGTCAGGTTTTTGAATCCATGCTGGCTGTGGACGAAAAGGTACGCGGTCACCATCACGGCGAACAAAACAATCAACTGGCAAAGTGCTAATTGTGTCAGAGATTAAAAGAACACAAGCGTAAAAGGCGTTGATCTTCATTGCCTGTGTTTGGTCAATGTTCGTTCCTGCTTCCGTTGTGAAAGCAAACGAATCGCCAGAACCCCAGATTGACTGGAAGCTAATGGCGCGTTCCTCTTTATTACCGCCGGTCAAATTACCAAGCATTACTTGCCCTTCTCAAATGCGATACCGACAAGCAAAATACTTATGCCAGCTGCGACTATTCCTAATGGCAGGATGAACAAACCTAGACCTATTGAGATTGTTGCTAGACCAACCACTTGCAGGATAGACGGTATCAACGCAACTCCTAGAAACTAAAGAACTGGGGTACAACGGGTTCTTCTCTTGAAACAGTTGCCCTATCAAATCCTATGATACTAGCAACAGCCGCATCTATCTTTCGTGGCGAGCCGCGATGTTCTTTGACAATTCTTGGGCCTAGCCGATCAGTCTTAACTACGGCGTTTTGTAGGTGTCTTACTAGAAGTGGGTTACCGTCATGTGTCAGCTTCTTATCTACAACGGCATCTCTGAATTTAGCGCAGGCTGGAACCATACGAGCCGGGGAAGTAGACGGCCATTCAACAATAGGAAAGCCTGCATCATCTAGCACTTGCATTGTTCGTTGCCAACGGAATGGGTCACAGGCAATTTCTTTAACGTTGTGAGTTGAGCAGAATTCAATGATTGTGTTTTCTACATCCATAATGTCTACGCGCCATTCATCATCATCTTCTGGCTGCTTTTCCCAAGCCTTGACCATAAAGACATAAGGCTGTTCTTCTACCGTTACGCCAATGATTACAGAAGCATCACCAGAGAACGAACCGTCAAAGCCTAAGACCACTGGGGTATCTGGCAAAATCTCACGCTGAATCTCTAGCTGTTCCCAAGCACCGTTAGGTAGCCAAGCGGTCTGGCTGCTTACCCACTGGTTGCAACGCTTAGTTCTAAACTCTGCTTCTGGGGTTCGCTTGACCATAGCTTCAAAATCTTTAGGGTCGTTCAGATCACCAAAGGCAGGGTTTGCTTGTTTCCAAGTTTCTAATAAGTGGTGGTCTGCATCTGGTTGCGCTTCCCACCAAGCCATAAAGAAAGTCGGATCATCTATTTCTTTTTGAGCTACACGCTTGCCATACTGATAAAGGCTGTATGCGATTGAGTCTTGACCAGACGAATCTGCTTTTACGCCGGCTGTGGTTAGCGCAATCAAAATTGGTGATCTACGCGCACCCATACCAAGTTGCATAACATCAAAGAGTTCACGATTAGGTGAAGCGTGGATTTCATCGAATAGAACTGCGGTTGGGCTTAAACCTTCTTTTGAGTAGGATTCACTTGATAGAACTCGGTATACAGAACCAGTTGAAGGCACTTCAATAGCATCACGATAAACCTTGCAAAGTTCTGACAGTTCAGGTTCTGCTTCAATCATTTTTTTAGCATCACCAAAAACAATTCTTGCTTGCTCTTTGTCAGCTGCACAAGAATAAACTTCACCACCGTTAGGCCCCATGATTAAAGACCAAAGACCAATGCCAGAACCTAATGCTGATTTGCCGTTCTTTCGAGCCATACCAATTAGGGCTGTTCGGTGTCTAAACTTTCCATCTGCACCTACTGCAAACAAGTGGCGCATCAGTTCGTGTTGCCATTCGCGCAGTTGCATCTTGTCACCTGAGAAACCAGCAACAGTTTCCTTAGTCTGAATAGCAAAAGTATCTATAAACTCTGAAACTTCCCAACCACGCGATTTAGTAAGCGCAGCTTTGTTCACAGGTGTAAGCCAAGTTGGTGGCCAAGATTCAATTTGAGTTGGCACGAGATTTCAGCTCCTCTAGCTTTGACTGACGTTTAACCTCAGCCACACCTAGCCGTGAGCGATCTGTTGGGGTAAATCCTAGAAGCGACAAGTTAGCAACTAACTGACGGTCTAGATCGCGCAGGGCTTTTCTTTCGTCGGGTCTGTTGTTTTGCAAAACCTGAATGCGCAAGTTACGGCGTTCATCCAGTAGCTCGCAAGTCATAAGCAGAATCTCAATGTCAGTCAGTGGACTTAACCAAGTTTGACCCATACCCCAGATGCGTTCCCAAAGTTCTGTGCCAGCACTACCTAGTGGGCGGTTAGGTTCTGGAATGTCGTAAGCAGACGGCAACAGCACAAGTTCTTTTTGGTCGGGCAATGTACGTTTGCCGGGGTTGCCAGTAAGCCTTTTCTGTTCAATCGGTTTTGGTGGTCTGCCACGCGGAGCCATGATTAGTCCTCTATAAGTTCAGCAGTCTTGCCTGTCAGATTTTCCCAACGATTTATGATTACATCACAATACTTAGGATCGAGTTCAGCAAGTAAAGCTACACGATTGGTTTCTTCACACGCAATTAAAGTAGAGCCACTTCCACCAAACAAGTCTAAAACATTTTTAGGATTACCATAATTTTCAAAACACCACTTGGCTAATGCTGTTGGTTTTTGTGTGGGATGAACTCTTTTCTGTCCATGCTCACTTGCTTTAACCATTCCGTGCCACATGTGCCTAAAAACTCTGAGTTTGATACCTTGATTTACAAACGCTAGTTCTGCGCCAGAGAATGTGTCACCTTCTCTTTGTTTATCCCAAACTATCCAGCCGTATCCATTAGGTAATGCGCTTGCATAATAATTAGCACCCCAGAAAATGATGCGCTTATCGTGAAATAGATTATTGACTAAATTGAAAGAATCAATGGCAATGCTTACATCATTGTCACCAAGTATTTCACCAAAGTCATTTCCTTCAACACCGTTAGCGGTAATTCCTTTACCAGAATGAGAAATGCCATAAGGCGGATCAGTAAAAACCATGTCAATCGAAATGCCATTTACTAATCTATTTACTGTGTCTAGATCAGTAGCATCACCACAAATCAAACGGTGATTACCAAGCATCCACACATCACCAAGTTTTGTTCTTGTAGGTGCATCTTCAAAAGACAAAGGCTCATCGTCATTATCTTGACCTGCTGGCGGTTCTAGATTCTCAAAACCTAACTCTTTTC